GCCCTTGAACGTAAGGTTAGGCATAAATCCTATGTGTTTTCCGTTGTACTGTATTTCTACAGTCGCAGTCTTAGTACATTTCTAAGAACCACTTTATACGTGTCACCACGCTTATCTCACTGATCCGAAACCAACCAGTCCTACATAGTAGGATAGCTCCCCAACCAAGACTCGAACTTGGAACTTCATGATTAACAGTCATGTGCTCTACCATTGAACTATTGGGGAAGAGATAGCAGTAGTCATGCCTTCAGAAAGAAAGTACGGCTACCGCCAAAGAAATCATGATATGTTTAACTCTGCTTAAAAACGTCTTGATTCATCGCCCGTAGGTTTGATTCCTATATATCTTCCACAGAATGTATATGGTACAGTTTCGCTTGCTGTACTTAACTGGTTTGGCGCACCACATACAAGTTTTTCACATAGCGTCACAGCAATGATTTATAGCTATATGTTAGACGAAATATTATAATGTCTCTCGACAATTATATATTCTCTGTTTATCAGCTAAGAAAAAGCTGATTTCATTGTTTTCCATATGTGATATATAACACCATAAAAACAGCTATAAACCCTTATTTTACAAAGAAAACTCGGATTTTCTATTTGTGGTTATACGCTTTTTATTATATTTTTTATATCTTTCCAAGTCATTTTGTTTTCTACAATTATCGCAGTATAATCGTTTGTTTCCTGTTTTTTCAATAATTCCACCACATCGTTTGCAACGAGAATACTTATTATTGTGTCCACGCTTAACAGAATAATAGTTTTTTTGATAATTTTGAAAATACGCATTTAACGATCTATTGATGTACTTAACATAGAAATTATCCTCAGTGATAAAATCATAATTATTTACAATTTGAGTCTTATCTTCGTATTCCTCAATTAGTTTACAATTATCAAAACATTTTCTCAAAAATCCTTCAACAATCTTTTTATATTCATTCCAAGATAATGTCATTTTCTCCTTTTGAAAACGTTGTTTGAGTTTTTCGGCTTCATCAATTGTATTGTCAATAATACCAGTAACTATGTCTGTATCCATTTCAATTCCAGATAACCAATCAAAGTACATTAGCTTTGGCTTCTTTAATAAATCCATGTATTCCTTATTAAGAATTACTTCTTTATCAAAATATCTTGTATAAATATTATTGATTTTCTGCCTGATAATGGAACACCAATTTTCCTCTTTGGTCATTGACTTATAATATCTGTATTCAATTCCAGACCATGTATCAAATACTTGTCCAAGTTCTGTATTAAGTAAATCCTTTCTGACCTTAAAATGAATTGTTTTTATATATGTGCGTCTTTTATTATCAGAACCCCATATTGAGGAGCAGAACGAGTTGAATATCTCGTCCTTTACCTCATTATTCTCTGTTTCTTTGTAATCTTCTATAATTTCATATAGAAATGTTTCATTACAGTCGTAAATATGTATCACCTACCTCAAATTCATAGTATTTTCCAAGATATTCATATGAGTTGTCCGTCTTATAAGGAACTTCTCTTATTGATATATTTCTCTTTGGATTTGTATTATTCTTGAGATTTTCAATGATATAATCGCCATAAACTGACCATGCAAGAGATTTGCTAATAGAAACAGAAGAGTAAGAAGCTTTAATAATATAATTTGCTATAATATTTTCAGGCAATCCGATCTCATTTAGAAGTCTTGTCTTATATTCATTTACAACTTCATCCATATTGAATTTATGGTCTTCATCATCCGACTTATCTCTATGTAGATTCAGATGCTGCTTAATATCAACCGCATACATATTTATAAACTTCCTACATTTCTTTAAGACTTTTCTATCAGACAAATCCAAATCATTATCAATAATCAAGCATCTTGTATCAACCAAGTCTACCTTATTATCCCATAAGATATTTTTCTTCTCCCAAGTCTCAATATAGTCACACAATTCATTCATAGGAGAAGGAGAGTGATATGCATTAAGATATTCTTTCTCCTCATCAGAAGCGTCTTTATTCTTCTTGATTATATTCATATAGGATTTCATTTTTTTAGGATAATTGTGGAGTAAGAAATATGGAAGTTGTTTGAGATGCTTTCTAAGACCTGAATTCATATGCCATCTAAATCCCGTTTTAAGGAAATCGATTTCTTTGCCCTGAAAAATTCTTAGAAGAGAAGAGTAATCAGAATATAATTTTTGAATATCTGGATTAGTTGTATATTTATTCTCTATACTTGTTGCAACATTAGTAATTTCGCCAATACGATTATCTCTTGTCATTACTTCATACTCAATAAGATTCTCTTTTGTATATGGTTTTGACTGAGCAGTTACTTTGTCTTCAATATCAAGAATGATATGCTTATCTATCTTTGAATCAATAATGATAGGATCGTTGCTTAAATAGAAAATATCTCCATCAAAATCTGCGCCGCCTTGCTGCGGAGCTGATACATCATACATATTAAACATTACTACATCTTGGTCTTTAAAATAATCAAACCATTTTGCAAGAATGTCATTTCGTACAATCTTAATCTTATTTACCTCTGACGGATCAACAAGTGGAGAACGAAATGAACAACAATAGCCTGGTTCAAAATTTGCTGTATATAATTCTCTTTCTCCAAGACAGCCAACTGGTTCTTCACCAATAGCATACTGAAGATAACCAATCATATCACCAACACCTGTATGATAAAAACCTGAACAATAAATTTTACCAACCTTTGCTTCATCAATAGACTTTTTAAGTTTTCTATAAATAAATTGCTTAACAGCAGGATCTTTAAGCATAACATCATTTACCAATGCAGCTTCAAGATATTTACTTTCTGGCTCATAATCTTCTGTGTCGGTAATTCCCATGAATTTATATGTATAAAATTTATCACCTTTAATAATTTTTTCATACATATTAGTAGTATATTTTGCAAGCTTAATGATTTTTCCATCATTCTTAGAATCTAATATGTTGTAGTCCTTTTTTGTTTTATCTGTATAACATTTGACATATTTATCATTCCAAAGATCCAGACATTGTAAATACTGAAAATTCATTCGTGTATATTTATTTAAATGCTTAATATGATGACTGTATTTACTGATTCCAAGTTTGAATTCATACTTTCTGACAGTATTCATATATTCAATCCATGCATTTTCACCATAAGTTGACTTAAAAATCTTGTGTCCTTTAAACATCGAAATATTCCAGATGCAATCTATATCATTAATGTTATGAACATGCCCATAAATGTCAGTAATAGTGGTGTAACCCCATTCTTTGAGAATTTGTTTAAATGGTACATACACAGAATATCCTTTAATAAATGGCAAACGCACCTGTGTTCCAATAACTTTATAGTCTAATCCAAGCTGTTCACTCACAGTATTCATAAAGTTTTCTTCATGACAACCACATCCGTCAAAAGGTGATAATCCAATATCTTTTAATCCTTCTTCAATTTCTCTAGTCTTATATTTCTTTTTCTTTCCAGTGCTTTCATCAACAAATTCTTTTTCTCTTTCAACTACATATTTGATAAGCTGATTTTTCAATGTTTTTTCATACTCACCGATAATCACAATATTAGGCATATAATCTTTGATAAGAGTACATGAACTAAATGGTAAACATCTCTGAGCTTCATATTTAGAAATAACACACTCATCAATTTTAATATCCATCTGAGTAATCAAATATAACTCATCAAAAATTTCATCACATACAAATGCAGTTATTCCATCTTTACCTTGTGAAGCTGATTTACCAAAACGAGAATAGTGGATTCCATTATATGTGAATCCATCATTTAGAATTTTTCTAAGAGATTCTTCCTGTTTTGGATTTTTCTTTGCTACAACTAACATAAGTTCATTTATATGAGATGATAATTCACCACGAAGTCTCTGAATCTGATCAAATAAAGGAGAGTCACCTTGTTTGATAAGATATTCTTTTTTGATTTCTGTATCTCTATTAATCTGAATATTAAAATCTCCATCGATAAGTTCTCTTATTGGTATTTTAACCAATGTATATTGTACTTTTTTTATATAAATCACCTCTTATTTATAAAGTTCTGGGAAAGCATCGTTAGAATATGCTTAAGACGTTTTGTAATATTTATTATATCCATCGCAATAGTTATATTTCTGACGCATTTTATATTTATTAATCATAGGAAAGAAGTGATTATATATTGAATCAGAATAAATATGTTTTGAATCCATAGATGATGGTATGTAAACTCCCGTATTATTCAAATAGTTATACCTCCGTATTTAATTGTTCCAATATCCACTGATCTATATCATAAACAAGCTCAGTAGCCAATTTTTTTAAAGCTAATCGCTTACAATGATTTATGTTAAAGCATCTAATACAATAAAAATCAATACCCATTTCACACGCAGATAAATGTTCTGTTATTAATTTCATTGTTAATTCTTTCGTATATTCTTTATCATCAGATTGTTTATTCATTTAAAATTCCTCCTTGCATTCATCATTCATCGGATTATTCTCTTCGTAACACACATGCAAAGATTCACAACCAGTACAATCAACCATATTACTCATCGGACACTCTGATAGAGGAAGAGTCGCTGCCATATTACACAAATCTTCGCTATTATATTTATTCTCCATAATCGTCCTCCGTAATTTCATAAATTCTATAGCCTAGAAAAATAGCCATATCTTCAGTTCTATCAAAACAGTCTACATGAGCATATTGTCCAACATCATTTCGCACATATTTGTCTCCAATGCAAATTTCTTCGCCACATTCAGAACATATAATATTGCTTTTATATTCTCTATAATTAGGACATCCTGGAATATGATGAAGTTGTCCGCAATACTCACATGTACAGTTCATAATATTCATTTATTTAATTCCTCTCTAGTAACAATTTCCAAACCTCGATCGAAGCATTTTTGTTCAAGATCATAGCGATCCATGTAATATTTGAATGAATCGTGATTATTTAATTTCGATACTTCCTGTAATATATTATTACGGATAGAAGAGGAATCTGAATCAAATTCAACATCTTTATATTTTTCCATGAGATCAAGCAGCTCTACACTATTTTCTTTTAAATATAATGTAGCCGTATATTTTTCTGTCTCTTTATTCCATTTAGCAATAGCAATTACTGAATAATTCCTATTATGTAAGTCAATTTTTATACAAACTGTTCCAATATTTTCGTATCTAAGCATTTTTA